ATTGCCGTAGCCATGCAACCACACGATGCCGTCTCCGGCATGACTGTGGAACTTGTCGATGAAAAATCCCGAACTGCCGAACAACATGTTCGAAATGCCCGAAACGCGCTGAAACGTGTAGTCGATTTTGTTGAACCGGTCGCGCGCAATTTCTATTTTGCAATCTACACAGCCGATACTGGTGCAGGTAAAATCATTTTGTTTGGCCCAGTCCAAGCCGGCGACAATGCGGTGGCCAGCGTGCGCTTCTGGGGTAGTGGCCGGCGCTTTGGTGCAGTTGGCGATATTCCTGAAAACAATTCCTTCGCCTTCTAGGAATTGTGCGAGATATTCTTGCTCAAATGTCAGTTCCGGTAATGATTGCCTGGCGGCTTCAATCTCACTAGCGGGAATGTACGGATTGCCGCTAGTGGGCAGTTGCCACGATTGCCATTCTGGATCGTCGCCAAGCCCACGCTGCCACAGCCGCCAAAACCAATTACGGCCGGCCGGCGTGCTGAAAAACATCGCTTTGCCTTGCCGGTCGCTGAGTGCCGGACGTAACGCTTCCGTCCAAACTTCCTCTACCGCAAAGGCGCACTCGTCAATCACCACGAAGTCCAACCCTTCGCCGCGGAGCGTGTCGGGATTGTCTGCGCTGCGCACTGTTACTTCGCCGCCGCCCGGTAGAATGACCTGGCGGTCAACCTTCGAGACTTGCGCTCCAATCTGCATACTGAGTTGACGCAGCGGACGCCAGCCCACCTCAGTCATTTTGTAGGTTGGAGCAACCCACCAGGCACGGCCACCCCGCGCAGCCACGTCTAAGCATTCGTTGACGCCCAGTCGAGTTTTTCCCCAACGTCTTCCCGCGGCCAAAACTTTAAAACGCGCCGGGTGTTTATGCACTTCCGCTTGTCCCGGATGGGGGCGGGCGTTAATTTGTATCGTTGTTGTCGTCTGTTTTGCCATCGCCCCAATTCACCGCCACAACTTTATGCGTAAGGTCAACTTTCTGCCGATTGCCCCATTTGTCGGGATGGCGACGCTCTAGCCACCATGCTTTGGCCTGCCAGTTTAGTGGGCCGGCGCGCAGTTCGATCAACGTACTTTTTTCGACTTCGGCCATTGCTTTTTTTATGGCGTCCGAAAATTCCACAAAATTAACCGGCTCGATGTCGGATTGCCATCCTCTTTCTCCGCGCCGTACCCAATCGTAAAACGTGTTTTTGCTCAAGCCAACGTAATCGCAAACCGTCTCAACAAAGTTTCCTTCGCTGAGTAGCTTGACAATCTCCGCCTGTAACTCTGGTGTCAGCTTGCTGGGTCTACCTGCCATTATGTCAAACTCACCGTATACGCTTTCCCGGCCAGCAGAGCGCGCAACTGTGCGGCGTCGGCCGGCGTCATTTGCGACTCAAGCAGCAAGCGCACCATCTCAAGTTCCGGGACCGGCGGGTCCACCACGGGCGGCGCTTGCCAATGTGGTTGGATGCCAGCCACCGGCAGCGGACTGCCCCAGCACACCGGCGCACCTTCCGTCCAAGCCGCGGTGCGATCTAGCTGCACCGTGTTAGTCGCGTAGTTGACGCCGGTCACCTCGTAACGCTCGTCGCCGACGAAAATTACCTCCGCCGGCAGGTCCTTACGGCCAAGCCAGTCCGTGAAGTAACTGGCGTCAATGACGGGTAAATCGCGCCCGCTGCCGCCTTGCCGCGTGGTAGTGAGCGGAACACCCGGCCCGGCATCGACCCGGTTGCCGCGTACATCGGCGTTGGCCGGCATATTGATCAGGTCGCTACCGCCGTGGCCGTAAACCAGATTGTTGACGATGGCCAGCCGCCCGCCACCGTTTTGGTTACCGATGCCATAGCCGGCCCAAATCGTTCCGTCTGACGAATAGTTGTTATTGGCAATCAGGTTGTGGACAATCTTCCATCCAGGCTGCGAGCGGATGCCGCTGCAATTGTCCTGAATGTCGTTATTGCGGATTAGCACATAGCCGCTAGATGCATGCGCGCCCTTGCCAATGCTCTGGTTGGCATTGTGATTCCAGCCGTCCAACGGCCCGTTGTTGCTCCCCGCGATGCGCGTGATAACGTTGCCGTCGATGACCACCAACCCCGCGCCCTTCAGGTCGATGGCGTTTTCACCATGATCGCGGATAGTGTTCTGGTAGATGATGGTGCCCAGGTTCGACACGTCCGCCGCTTTTGCGTCGTCAGACAGGTCGAAATTCTGCATGAACTGGATACCATCTTCGATATACGAGCGCTCCAGCAGGTTGTAGGCGATTAGCAAGGCACGCACCACACCGTAAGATGTGCCAACGACGATATTGCTCTGGTAGGTAGGACCAATGACGTTATTGCGGATAGTGACGCCGGTGCTTTTTGGGCCTTTGACATGGATACCCTTCGTCATACCACTGATGCGGCAATCCTGCACCGTTACGCCCGGCGCTTCGATGATGACGCCGAAATCGTTATAGGCTTTGGCTTTCGTAATGTCGCCTTCGCGGGCGAATGTCAAGCCGCTCAGGGTTGTATTGGCGGCGCTGGGGTAGATGAGCAGCCAAGCCGGTTTGTCACCGCTGACGGGTTTGGCCGGACCGACGAAGACGGGCGGGTGCCCGCTGGGCGCGCCAGGCACAGACTGTAACGTCAGGCCGGGGCGACGGATAGCATACTCGCCGGGGTATTCACCACCGCGTAGAGCAACCACATCGCCGGGGGTGGCGGCGTCGAGCTTGGCTTGCAGGTTGATTGGCGTTGCTTCGATTATGGCCATTAGGGTGTGCGCACTCCATCCAAGCGCCGGTCGATACGATCAAACTGACGTTCAATTTGCGTACCCAGCAAATCAAATTGTCTCACAATCACACCAGACGAGATGGTGAGTGCAAACAAAAAAATTACCGCCATGAGCGCTAGCACTATCCATTGGTGATTTTGCGCTCTCCTCAAATCCATAATGTCATCCTGGTTTTGGCGCATTTTGTCATCAACATAGCGCCTCCACTCCCCGCGATCAGCGTGGATGATTTGGTCATGGCCAACAAAATCGCGACCCGCTTCTACATCGCGCCCGATGCCGGTCCCGCCGCCGGTTTGGATCGTAGCCAGTAGCACCGCGCCGGCAATCCACGGAAAAAATTCATTCATCTGCAAAATCCTGAATTGCCGGTTGCCCGGCTCCGTCCAAATTCAGGCGTCCGGCGTCGTCAGCGAGTCGTCAGTTTTGCCACAAAACGTCCAGTAGTCACACAAAAATACGATAGCAATGAGGGCCAACCAATGCTACAATTTACACAGCCGGCGGATTCGTCCCCGCCGGTTAGGGCTGCCGTGGTTGCACACGGCGGTCCGTCCGAAAAATGAAAAGGGCGCACTGACATTGGAAAAATCCCAACATCAATGCGCCCTGCTTTCGCTTTGCGCGCCTTGATTATTTTTTGCTTCTACCTGGCTGATCGGCGGTGGCCATTCGATGCGCGCCTGCTCTCGCTTTGCCGCGACATGAATAATTATCTTGAAGCCGCCAGGTTCGGCGTATCGGTCAATAAGTTCGGGCCATTCGGCCCGCAACCTCATCAGAATGGCCAGCAATAATGCGTCTGGCTGTCGATCATCCATCCCTCACCGCCTAGTCTACACCAACTTTACAAAAAAATCAATAACGAATATAAAATTATCAATTATCGTCGTTTTTCGCCTCCATCGCCATCCGCAGATCCGCGACCGCCGCCTCTGGCGTCATGGCCCCCGCACTCAGGGTCGGGTTGTCGCTGTGGCGCGCAAGCCAGCATTGCCCGGTCCAGCGAACGGTGTAGCCGGGGGTGGCGAGTTCAGCGCGCAACCGTTCGCATTCCCGACTTAGACCGTTGTCCTCGCAGACGATTGTTAGCGTCTGACCTGGCTGTATCTGTGTGGTTCTGTTCATTGCCTCACCATCCTCCACCATTGCGCCGTCAGCCGATACACCTCATACTTCGCCGCCTGTCGTTCCGCCGCCGCGCATTTTCTGGAATTAGTCGAACTTTCACATATCCCCCCCGTTAAGAAAATTGTAAGGACTTATTTTCGTTGCTTTTTCGTATAGACATGCTAATTACACCTATAGTTACAGGTTACAGATAGTTACGTGTAATTCAATATATTCCTATATGAGATTAAATATTGAAAATAAGGTAAAATGGCCGTAACTTTGCGTAACCTGTAACTATTTCGAGTTACGGTTACACTACGTGTAACCGGTTCTACAGGTGTATTTTGGCCTCTGGTTACAGGTTACGCAAAGTTACACTGTTTTCAACTTATTTCTGAAATTAGTTAACTTTGATGCCCTCATAGCCTCTCACGGTCTTTCCATGCAGTTTGACTACCTTGTCATGCAAGCCTTTTCGTTTCAGGCTCTGCGAAAACGCCTTCTGTTGTTTGGCGGTCACGCCGTTGGTCTTGCACCATTCGGAATAATTAGGATACAGCGACGCGTTGGCGGCGAAGTGATGGCTGCCAAGCTCGCACTTTTCATCAATCCATGCTTGCACGTTGTCTAGTTCAGATCGCTGGGCGTGTTTGGTTTTCGCTCCCGCATCTAGTTCGGGCAGTCCGTTTTTGCCCAGGAGATTCCAAAATTTTGCGCCTTCGATAGCCCAGGCCAAAACACCTTCAAGCACTTCTCGCGAACGCATTCGGGCTTTTAATTCTTTGTCCTCTTGCCCCTGGTGAGAGTGTGGAAATTCAACGACCCGAATACGCCCCCATGCGGCATCATCGTCAGGGTCTGCGTTGACCGGCTGATTCGATGACAACCATATTTTGAATTGAGGTCGATAGTTAAAGTGTGTCTTGTGTTTATAGGCGCAATAGATTTCGTTGCCACCCGTAAGCGCCTTTACTTTCGCTTCGTTGAATCGCTCATAGGTATTTGACTCGCTGGCAGCCAGGAACCGGCAAGGCTTGAGCGGTGCAAGGTCAAAATTCTGACTGTCGCCACTGCGCTGCGCTGTGAATGTAGCGAAGTTAATTTCTTTTGCTAATGGAGAACCCAGTAACGCCAACATTGTCTCTGTGAATGTCCCCTTGCCGCTGCGAGGTGGCCCAAAGAGATAAAAAAGCACTTCCTCCCGTGTGTGACCCGTGAGCGAATAGCCAATAGCCAGTTTCAGCCAAAATGCAACATCCGCACTGCCGACGGCATCGGTAAGCCAGTCAACCCAAAAACTTTGGTCGGCTTTCGGGTTGTATGGCACGGCTGTACAGTGCATAAACCGCTGTGCGGGGGAGTGTGGTGATATTTGGCCGGTTTTCAGATTGACCAAACCGTTTGGGCAGTTAAGAAAATCTGGTTCAATATCGAATTGATCTTCACTGACGCTGACCAGGCTGCTCAATTGAGCTTTTGCGCCTTTGACCTTTGCGCTGTTCGGCACGGTTTGTCGAATCAAACCGGCGTATCTATTTACATCAACTCTAATGGCTTCCTGCATACGGGCGATCAATGTTTCGGTAATCGCCCGCTCAACTACTGATTCAGCGCGGCTGATCATCCAGTGCGTGCCGGTAAATTGCATCCAGCCAAACGAATCGCTATACAAAAAACGACTTTGATATCGTTCGTGAACACATTGAGCGTTGCCCTCGTCGTGAGCGCCTTGATTTAACAAATAGCTTGTTGGGGTAGGTGTTGCTGTATTGCCCTGCACTGTACCCCCCGCGGTAGTTTGCGCCCCTTTGTGGCCGTTTGCCTGTGCCGCCAAGTCGGCAGCGCCTCCGAGGTTGGCGCTGCCAACCGTGTACGTGTTTACAGTGCCAGCTATTGCTTTATCAATGGTATTGTTGCGGTAGTCCTCGCGTAGCCATTTGTCCCGATACAATGCCGAGCGGCGAAACACCCGATCAATGCGTACCGGATCACGCCCGAACCAGAACGCAAGTTTGCTACATAGCGCCAGATCTGCGCTGCTGTGGTCATCATTGTAGGCAGACAAATCGCCGCCCCATAGAGAGACTGACGCGGCGTCTTTCTGCCACATGCGTTCTAGTATGGTTTGATCGTCAAAATCGACCGGCACCACATCAACGTTAGCGGCGGCAATTTTACGAGTTCGATTTAGCTCGATGATTGTTTCAACCTGGCTGGCTAGTTCGTCAAGCTCATAGGTGGCATCCAGATCGAAACGTACAATTTCAACCTGTGGGAATTTGGGGCCGTACTCAGGCTTGCGGTTGTAAGTGCCTGGCACGCGCAGTACCCGCGCCAAATCTTTAGCCGCGCCGTCGCTGCCTACGAAGTCCGCCCAAGCGTACTGAATCTCAATAATCCGTTTGCGGGCAATGTCGTCGTCAATGTGGTAGGTCTGTGCGAGTAGCCAGTAGCAATGATAGCCGCCGCCGGAAAACACAACCACGCTGGGCGGTGTATCAATCTGCATGATTGACTGTAGCAAGTGTTCGGGCGTCTGCCCCGGTGCCAAATCAAACTCGGCAAACAGGCAGTTGACCACGGCGATATGCTCAATTAGCGCCCGCTCTCTGTGGCCGCGCTCGACGCTAGACGGATGCACGCCGAAATAGACGTTGATAGATTTCCACAGCGACGATACTTCTTTGGGCCGGCCAGCCGGAAACCAAAAGGAAAGTTTGCCTTCGTCAGTATCCGGGGTCCAATAATACCCGGCGACGCCATTGCGCCACAGGTGAGCAACGAGATCGTAAAACCGCGGGTCAACTGCCATGATCCACCTATGCCGCTAGGAGTAATTGCACTTTATCGCTCAACGCCGTCACCCGATCCGCCGTCACCGCCTGCCCGCCGCTGGCTTTTGCCAGTTGTGTTAAAAAGTCGCGCCCGCGTGGCGAGACCTCCGAGCCGACATAAATCACGTCAATCCGCTGGGTGTATCTCTTGGCTACACGAAGGGCGGCGCTTTGGTCGTCTGGCTCACCGTCACTGATGACGATGAATCGCATGTCGGGAACGTCGGCTACTTTGGCGAAGGTGAGCGCCCCGGCTAGGTCGGTGCTTCCACCCATGTTGAGGGGCACGCCGTTGGGGCAAAAGACCGTTTGATTACTGAATGCTAAGACC